GAATGCGGGACCGACAGCCGACCGGATAGCAACATACTTCGGATCGCCGGACGCAGCGCCTTGGGACCGCATTGACCGAATCGCCTTTTCACTCACAAGCGAAATCGGGTTTCCGGTCACGGCCCCTTCATACGTCCAGTCGGCGGTATCCTGCCCGCAATCGTCGGGAAGCGGATACTTATACGTCCCACCGAAAACAACCAACGTGGCGATTGGCTTCAGAAACGACCAGTAGTACGGTTCTTGCTGCCCTTCCGATAAAGGCGGATAAAGAAAACGCCGATATCCCGATTGCAGAATGTCCTCAATGTCGGCGGCCAGATCCCCGTCGGCACGGTACAGAAGATATTTCCGGGACGTAGAATCCGTAACAGACGTATCGTCCAGAGTGACTTGCGTATTACTGTCCCTGGTATTAACGGTGTAGAGAGTCCCGTTTTCTGAAAGCGTACCTTTAGAGGCCCATGTGGGGAACGTGCCGCCCGTCAATGTGATTACGCCGGACGCAATAACAATCGTGCCGGTGGTGTATACTGCCCCGCCACCAACGAGACGCGAAACGTCTTTGGCTAGATCCTTATACTCGACTGACAGGGTGCTTTCAGGCATTTGATCTTTGCGTCACGGCAATTGTGACTTCCTCTTCGTTGTATTGACGGTATTTCTTCTTGTCTCCCATAACGTCCACATAGAGCTTTCCGGCATGCTTCCCGTTTTGACTCGGAACACGGTAAAGCGTCCCATGCAATATTGCGCCACCTTCTGATTCAGCGACAACTACCGGCGTCCCGACCTTAACGTCCGCCCAACCGCTCACTACCGATAACACTTCCGGCTCGTCCCCTTCTTCTTCCTCGATCTCTATCTCGGTGAAATTAACGGACGTGTCTTCTCCCGTTTGGACGGCGTCCACAAACACAGGTTCAACGTCGCTGATAGCGGCCTCTTGAGGCTGGTCCATTACCGGAGACCCAACGCCTGGAGTGAACCGCACGATTCGGTGGTCTACCTTGCTGACAGGCACCGATTCACCGTCGATTGCAATCTCAAGGTAACCGAAGTCATCTCCACGCAGGACATCCATAAACGTGCCGCTGTAAATGTTGCCGCGCCCACCGGACAGGGACTTCCCCATATAGATTCTTACGTCCGCGCCCCTGGGTACTTTGTCCCAATCGTATTCGAGCTTTTGCAACAGTTCTGCTTCGCCTTCACCGCCAAACCCCGCTAGAACAGCGATCGTCTGCAAAGTTGATACAGGCAAAGGTCCAGATTTGTATCGATGCTGCACACGCTGGAATTGACGGTAGAACTTGAGTACATTTTCGGGGACTTCCGTGACGTTGCACATCCTTTTAAGGTTAATTTCGTCTTGTTCTTGCATTGAATGCCCCCGGTTAAAGGTTTTGAAAATCCGGCACGGACCCGATATTCAACGGAATCCGTGCCGGCTATGACGGCCACTTCTTAATTATCTTCTGGCCCACGATTGACGGCGTTTCCAGTGCCGTCTCAACCGGCCAGCCTGCCTACAGTCGGTACTCTTGATATGCCGCCCACCAATCTATATGCACGATCGGATCGGTCGTGCCGCCAGACTGGCAAACTAGCGACGGAGTAAGCGCCAAGATTGGAATGTTCGCCGTGGCTAGCTGGGTCGCCTTAACGACACCGTCCACGTAGAACTCGACCTTAGTCACCCCCGTAACCTTGAAGCCGAGCTTCACGTAGGTATCATCAACAAGGGTGTGTGGCGAATCGAGAGCCGAGTTTCGAGTGCCGGCCTTTTCGCCCTGAATCAACAACACTCCGTTGTCCGAGACACTCTCAAAGCCAATATGGTTGGCTGAAGTGTTCAAGCTGCTCGCAAGAATAGTCTCGCTAATTTCAGAGAGACCAAGGAAAAACTGTGGCCCCGTGGCCATATCAGCCGCCTTGACGCGAGCCTCAAACCAAATGTCTGAGTTAGCAACCGGAATAAACCGTTCCCCGGTCGAGCCGTCGGCAAGCTGAACATTGATACCCTTAGTGGCGTCTGTGCTAGCGGAATCTGCAAGAGCCACGCCACCCTGAGCGTCGTCCATTAAAAACGTACCAGCGGTTGCGTTTGTAATGGCATACCGAGCGGAATCGGTTGTCCCGATCCCGTTCATAAAATCGTCTTCAAAGTACCAACCTGCGCTGAAATCATTTTTAATTTCGTCGCGCGGGCAGTCACCCCACAACTCATGCGAGGGTCCACGGCCAGCATTGCTGATCTCTTCGTGGGTCGTAATAAATTGTCCCATTATCTTTCCTCCGAAATTCGGAACGTGAAATTGTTAGTTAAAAACTGAAGACCGCAACTCAGGCATAACCGACAAAACAAAGGCGACGGTTGTAGCAAGCAAAGTTGCCCCAGTTATCCATAAAGACGTTCCGAACCGTGTGCTGATTCGGCGCGATCTTTGCTTTGTGACGGATCATGTTTCGGTTCTTCTGGAAGAAGTATTTGAATACGTTCCAGTTGATCCCGTAGATCGGGTCGGACGTGTCCTGATTGGCAGACGTGGAGTTTTCCAGAGAAGGAACCCACTCGACCGGAATACCTTTGAACAGGGTTTTTCCAGACGACCATGCAAGATCGGCACCAAGATTGTCGTTTCGGCCTTCAAGCAACCGTTCCAGCGGTTCCAGCATTCGGTATGTGGTATAGAACGACCAGTCGGACATTCCAGTGCCACCGAGTTGCGGGTAGTTGTGGGGAGACTTGAAGTAGGTAAACGCACACGCCCGATACCACTTGGCAATCAAGTCGTCACGGGTTTTATTCACATACTGGAATGTGTAATTCTTCCAGCGTGGGTACGTATCGGAATCCAGATTCCCTGCACCGACGGACCCCCACCCAGTCGGGTCGCCGCCGTTGAATCCTTCCGTGGCATTCTTCTGAATCCAGAAGGGGATACCGGAAGGCGGACGCGGATCTGCGGTACTTGTAGCAGGACCGCTGCCCCACATAGCTTCTTCCATGTGTTCGAAGAAATCATTGTACATTGAGTGCTCACGCACTTTGATTTCGTCAACAATGGTTTCCATGTCGGACTGGAACTCTTCCTCGTCCACGTCGTAACTGAAGTTGACCGTCTGCTTCGACCATTCCTGGGTCGCTTTCTGCATGAGGTCAACAACATTTGTGGTATCAACGGCATACAGTCCGGTGTCCTTAGCAGTACCGGTGTTTGTCGTCTGGACTTTCCAGTTCAGTTTGACACCACCTTTTTCGGGAGTCTTCTTGTCCTTGAACATACGAGACGCGAAAATGTGGTGCTGGTTATCAAGTGAGATATCAATCCACTTTTTCTTCTTGAATGTGTCGAGAGTCAATTCGACAAAGTCATCTAATTGGTCATGGTAAATTGCCATTTTCTATACTCTCTACGCCTTGCGGCGAGTAAAACGCACACCTATGGTTTGCGACCGTTCTCGTCCTGGAATTCATTCCATGCGTCAATGAGTACCGGATTCTTTTCCGGCTCACCGTCCCAAGGAACATTTTTGCGAGACTTGGTTGTTTGACCGCTGCCCATTCGTCTCCGTGACTGCTTGGCAACTTTGTCCCGATAGGTACTGCGACTTTCTTTCTGGATTTCTCCGGGGTGAGATAACCGGTAAGCGCGATCAACGAGTCCCTTTGACATAAAGGAGTCTCGACCGCTATTAGCCATTCCAGCGCGAAGTGTAAGCAATTCGTCGTAGAGCTTGCTGACATTCGCCTGTTGCGAGTCAGTCACGCTCGTAGACGATCCAAACAGGCCGGGTTTTTTAAGCCCGTCCACGTGCTCGTAGAATTGCTGGTCGTCTAATTGCTGCTGCTGCTGAGCCTGAAACTGCTGCTCGTTAACACCACGCTGCTTTTCACCCTGAAGGTAAGTAACGAGTTCTTTGAAGCCGTTTTTGAGTTGGTGATTCTCGTTCGCCTGTTTACGAAATGCCGATAGAATCGCCTCGTCTTCATAACCGGCGTCCTTGAGTTTTTCCTCAATATCCTCGTATCCCGAAGGAGGCGGAGGCTGCTTCTGCTGAACCTGTCTTTCCTGCTGTGCCTGCTGCTGGTACTGCGACTGCTGTTGCTGTGCCTGCTCGGCCTGTTGCTGTTCCTGTTGTTGGTACTGCAACTGCTGTTGCTGTTGCTGCTCGGCAATCTGACGGCCCGTTTGGGATGTCTGACGGTCATACAACTGCATGGCAAGATCAAGGCTCTCGACCGAGTCAAACCCTGCTACCTCTTCGGCAGACAGACCGTAACCCTTAGCCGCTTCGAGAAGGTCCGTATTTATTTCCGGCTCACTCTCGGAAACATCGTCGGCGGAATTATCGTCGCCGGACTGTTCGTCTTCTGGTTCAGTTTCTTGTTTGGGTTCTTCTGCACCGGTATCCGAGTCGTCGGGTGCGTGATCCGCTTCGACCTTTTCAATAACCGACGCAAGATCGGACATTGCCTGGGAGTCGTCCGCTATCGGGACGAAGTCCCCTCCGCCTGCCGATCCTCCTTCTTCGGCCGATTCTTCCGGTGCAAATAAACGCTTATCAAACAGACTAAAACTGAGAACCATGATTTCCTCACTAAAAATGAGAAGCCGGTGACAAGCACACGGCCTCATGTGTCAAGTTGTTTCCGCCTTTTCTCTGTGTTTGATTGACTTCTTCGCATCCTGCAACGACTTGGATGACCCGACTTCTTTACCGTCACGCATTATTCTAAACGGCCGGTCGGACTCCTTTTCAACTTTGATCGAGTACGGCATTGATCTATTCCTGATAGGTATATCGTGAATCTTGAAAAGTTAATGTCGTCGCGATATCCGGGATGTTTTCGGATTTGTGCAAGCCGGATCTGTCCGTGCTAACTACATGCGAACTCACAACACACCTATGTAATACATAATCGAAGTTCCATCCGATCCGTTCTGTTTCAATCTCAAGCGTAGTCACGAAATGTCGTCATTGTTATGAAACCCCCGGTGCTTCAGTTCTTTTTTCATTTGACCGCGGCTAGTAACAATCGCCATGCCGTCTGACTCGCGGTAATGAATCCCCGTCAATCCCGCCTTCTTTGCTCGTTCGTTAAACTCTTTCGCTTGCAATGGGTGACAGGCAAGCCCGATCGATTCGTGCTGACGCCAATGATCTGACCGGGACAGATTCGGGACACCTTTGTTTTTTTGTGCTCGGCTGAGTTTCAGGAATTCTTTTTCGGAAACCTTCTCGCCGTCTATCGTATATTTGAATTCGTATGTCATTGCGATAAGCTATTAACTTGGTCCTGATTGGCTGCGCCCATTAGGGCCATGCCCATTGCGTTGCGCTGGCTTTGCGGTGAGCCGCCCGTCGGGACGCTCTGGTGCGTATACGTTCTGTTTGTGTTTGCCGGTCTAGGCGGCTGGCCCTGCGGGGGTGCATTCGAGTCGTCGCTGCCCGCGCTGGGAAACCGGACGATCTCTTTCAGTCGCGGCATGTCGTTAAGCTCGGCGAGAATGTCAATCGTTTTCTCGAAGTCAATCGGTAGCTGAGCGGGAATCACCAATTGCGTTATGACACTCATTAAGAACTGAGCACGTTCGCTCGGCGACTTGTATGCCTGAGAGTACGGTTCAACCTTGAAGTTGTAGTCCAGATAGTCGCCTTCCCTGTCTTCAGGGGTCCAAGGGGCGTCGATTGATCCTGGCACTCCTTCGATATCATACTGGCCCGGCATGCTCTTGACGCTGTCTACCCAGAGCATCCACCCTAAGTCGCGGACGATCCGCTCAGTGAACGCAACAACCTTGAACTGCATTTTCGCTTCGCGTTTCGAGACGGCACTGTGGATCAGTTTGTCCTGGCCCAGCGTATCGGACTGTGGCCCGAGCCCAGCCATTGCGTCTAGGTTCCCAGCCATGCGGCTGTAGATGCCTTCGACTCCATGATAGAACGCCATATTCATCTGATCCACGCCGCCCTGCTTCAGGGTAGTCGTAGACGACGGGTCGCTAGACCGGACCATTTCCCCGTCTTTAGCCTGCTGAACTCCTCTGGCGTCTTTTCCGTCTCCACGGAAGAGAGTAATGTCTTTTTGCCGACGCGCCTGATTCGCCTGCTTTCTCATAAGAGAATTCATTAGCCCGGCAAGAGGTGCAAGGTTTTGTGCCGGTGACGACGGCATGATATTGTCAGGAACGTCCGAATAAGTGAGCAAGTGAAACGGACCTGTCTCTGGGCCGTCCCAATCTTCTACGAGTAACGGCGGCGTATTTTTATCTCTGGGAAACACACACCATTTGTTCTCGCCCGGAATCCAGACGTCCATGAGGTCGATCATTGGTTCTAGTTCGTCGTGGTCGCTACGATCGTAGTTCGCAATCGCTTTTACTTCCGACTCTCCGTCACTGCCCATGTACCCGCCCCACTTGCTCGACGGGCCAAGCATCCCAACGACATTTTTGTCGAAACGGTCGTCTGATTTCATGGATTCGTAAGTGACGCGGTAGTAATGAGCGGCAAAGCGGATCTTTTCCCAATCAGTCGCTTGGGTATCGTGAACCCAATCGTCTAAGCTGACTCGCTCAACAAACGGCTTGCCGGGGTCCATCCAGATCGTTTGTGGCATCGACCGCTGTGCTTCAGAGTATTTCTCCCATTCTTCAAATCCCGCGAATTCACCCGGATCGTCCGGGAAGTCCGGATTGGCAATCTCGACCTCTTTGCCCATATCGGCGGTGTATACTTTGGCAATTCCAACCGTGAAGAAAGCGTCCAGCACGATCCGACGCAACGTCTCCTCAAGGTGGATTTCCTGGATGAGATTATTAACCGCAACCTGAAACCGCTTGGAAAACGCAACTAGGCTCAGGTCAGTGGCAGAGAGTAAGACGCGCGGTTTGTTTGCGGCCAGCGACATGGTGTATGTGTCCGCAGTTAGGTTCATCCAATTCGCCAGCACTTCGCGCTTCCCGCTGGCATTCGACCCACTGCCCTCTCCCCAATTGCTACCCACATATTGCCGCACCATTTTTTCGCGACTCTCACGAAAAGGGCGCAACGAGTCACGGGACGTTTTCATTGCCCGCAGTAGGTTCTCACGGTGCCTTGGGTTACTTGGATTCATTCACCAGTCCCAGTTATATAAAAGGGGCTGAGCGCAATAAAAAACGCACCTAGCTAAGGATAGCGGCCCCGCTAGGCACGTTTTATGTTTCTGGCTCACACTGCTGCTTCACGCGCATGAAACAGTAGCGATTGCCCCTTTTTTTGTTGTCAAACAAGGCGGATCAAATAGATACGCCATACTCAATTTATAATTCAGACTGACTGGACTGTAAAGTGAGATCCAGTTACCAGTCAGTAACAGACTCAGTATTCATGAGTATCCTAGAGTCATACTCTTTGAGCCTGAACGCCATAGACCCTTCTTTCGGATCCGCCTTTGGCGTGTCTTTTTTGGTGACGGGACTATCGCCGACTCCTAGCCAGGAACAACCGGCCGCGATTGCTACGTCGCCGTGCGTCATTCCTTTGTCTGATTCTGAATCTGATATTTTGGAACCCGCATGAGATAGCTTGCCGCCTTCCCATTCGTATTCGAGCAGTTCGTCTACAACCGCTTTAGACCGGATTTTTAGCTTGCTCATTGCCATTGCGTCCTGAAGGCTACTAAGCAGTTTGGTTCCTTTGTCCTGATTCTGATAACCTAGCTTCTTAGTTTTCTCGTACCAACCGATCTGCTCAACGTTACGTCGGTAGATATTCCAGTACCCGACCTCTTTGACTTCGTTTATAAACGCGGTCCCCAGCGGCCCGTTGACTTCAGGGACCAGAATTGCGTCGTGAAACCACTTGCAGACCCCGACGCAATACCGAGCGAACGGTTCCGGCTTCATGCGATTTGTAGCGAATTCAGCAACCTGCTCTTTCGTAAACTTGTCGATCACCACGATTGCTGAATTGGACGTGTATTCTCCAGCCGTGCCTGCCGAAATATCGACCCCGGCACTGTATTCTGAAACAGGCGGCTTGATTCCATCAAATTGGCACCAGACCCGAAACGGCGGGTACGGTCCACCGCCACCCCTACGCCACATGGGAATGCAGTTTTCGCTATCAACGACAAGTGACCCCTGATCGGACGGGTCACGCACGTCTTCGTCCATAACCCTGGCCATGACTTCCGAATCGGCGAACCGCTCTGACGAACCGAGGAAGTCCATGTCGAATTCCTGTGCGATCACCTTATCGCTGGCGGCACGTTTGCATTCATTGTCGTACCACGGGGAGCGCGGCTTATTATCGCCGTGGAAGCAGAGTTGTTCAAAGTCGTAGTCGTTTCTCCAAGAGTATGTCTCGTCCAGCGGCACCTTTTTCCCATTAACCAGCTTATACAATCCATTGCACCTCTCAGGGTGCTCGGACCAGTGCATGAAGAACTTCTTGGTATGCGGGTTCTTGGCACGCTCATAGAACATTTTACCTACCCCGAACCTGCCGTTAGGGGTACTATTGAAAACCCGGCAATTGGAAACAGCCTGCGTAGAGGTCGCAATCGCGGCCGCTTCTGACATTTTTGACGTTTCGTCTAAGAGGATTGCCTGTCTCCGGTCGCCGGTCCCCATATTCGCCACGGTCGCCTCACCGTCAAAACTACTGCCGTTGTCGGGGTTGCCTAAGTGGTTCTGGATTCGGGACGACTTGTTCGTTCTGGGAATAATCCATTTCGGATAATGGTCCATGAGCCAGTCTAGCTTTTGGAACAATGCCTTTTGGTTTCCCGTCTGATCGACCAGTTCGGCTTTTTGGGACGTGAGCAGGAACAACTGATTCGGCATAAAGTGCCAGCGGTGCTCCATAACCAACAGACAGAGCCACGTCGCACCCATGTCCCGGCTCTTGAGAGTTATAATATCCTCTTTGCCGAGTGACTTCTGGAATTCAGTAATATCTCTTTCCTGATATACATACGGGATAAACGGACGTATCGGATTGTCCGGGTAGTCTTTCGGACTGATAGTCCAAGCGAACGTCCCGACAAACCACAAAATGTCCCGGCTAGAAATGATCCACGCTTCACGGCGAAACTCTGCGTTTAAGTAACAGAGTTCAAGGACCCTCTTTCGGTAAGCAAGGTTTTCCTGCAAGTCCTTCGGGACTAGTGTTTCATAAAAGAAACTCGTGTGCCCGAGAGGACATTCGTGGGCATCGTTTACTAGATTCATGTGGCGACGTCAGGTTATGCGGCACCGACATATGCCGCTATGCAATTAAAAACGGGAACGTCCAGCGAAAGGGAACCAAACGCTCCCGGAGGAGGCCCTACCTCTTCTATAATCTTCCCACACGTCTCTTCAGTTTGTCAATCTCTGATTTGAGACGTTAATGCCGTTTCATGCTGTTTCATGCTGTTTCATGCTGTTTCATGTAATTTCCATATAGGCAACCTGTATAGTGTGGTGGTTTTTTTATTTACGAGGACGAAAGAACTATCTATTCTGTGTCAGTAGGTGAGTTCTTGGGAAATACATATTGTTAACATTGAATAACTGAATGGAAACTAATGGATCTGCCTCCACCCACAATGGAAGAATTTCTCGAAATGCCTAAGCACCTCGTTCTCAAGTATTACGAGAGTGAAGGACGCAAGGATATATTCGAGAAATTAAAAAGAGAGATCAGGTACAAGTATAAAGGCAAAGACGGAAGTCCGGATCTCATGGCCGGGTTTCGTGCGGCACAAAAACTCATGCCGCTCCTCACACTAGCAGACACAGATTCGAGTCCCGCCGAGCCTGAGCCTGAACCGGAGCCCGAGCCGGAACCGGAGCCGGAGCCGGAGCCGGAGCCGGAAGGATCAATCTCTAACCTTACGGACGACGACCTGAATAAACTGATCGCAGAGACCGGATCTACCAATTTTATTGAGGACTTCCAGTGGTGCTACGACAACATCGGTCGAAAAGGACTAAAAGTCGAAGACGCACCCAGTAGTGCCGCGCACGGAATGTGGGATCGTTATAAGAACAATAACGCCGCCGAATCGTTTCAAAAAACCGCCGAACGTATACACATACTTCAACTTAAAACCTCCGAAAACACAGACAAAGCAATGAAGGACGACAAGCGTAAACAGTTTGCACTGATAGACGCCCTGCTAAAACCTAAAGAGTGTCCGCATTGTGGGGAAGGGATATGAACTCTTAAAATCTATTTTGGAACTAAAGGGAAACCATGACTGACTACGGAAAAACTTCCGGTCAGAGGTTATTCCACGATTTTGCAATCTGTAGCGTTGTTTCGCCCTTTAATGATTGGGTAAGAAATCTGTGACGGGAACCGGACTTTTCAAGTAGTCCGGTCTCGCAAGACCGGACTAAACCGGACTAAACCGGACTAAACCGGATTTCTTGAAAAATCCGGTCTGGTATTTCCTATCGACTAAAAGTGCTGCCAGGCTTAGGATTACGTCATTCTCTTCGCAAATTTTTTACTATCCTAGAAGATCCGGTCTGTTGTTATGTGTTCAGACTCAGCCACTCGCAATGGTGCGGTTGGCAGGATCGCCAAGACCTCAGAATGCCCCTTTATTTGTCCGCTACTCACCATGAATATGAATATCATCTACACGCACGGTAACTCGCTCACTTACCAAAATAAGCAAAACTACAATCCCCCCCCCCTAACAACAAAGAAAACATGCAACTGCGATTTGTGCTGGTGGGCGTCGAGTTACTTCATCAGAAAAAAAGAGGAGAGAAGCAATGACCGAAAAAACTGAACAAAAAATTGTGGATGCTCGGCTCCAGTTTCTTCTTTCGATCGATCGGCTTCTCAAAGCGTCTGAAGAGGCAAAGCGAACCAGAGATCTTCTATTTGAGATTGTTAACAGTTCCAATCTGAAAGATGGAGCAATTGAATAATTACTCCATCGAGTAAGTACTGCGTATCAATCGGCTTATGATTGCCTCGATGGAGCAATTGAATAATTACTTCATCGAGTTACTTCATCGGATGGTGAACAATCTCTCAGTCCACAGAAGTTGGCAGGAGTTCCGAAAAACCCACGGGAAAAAATGTCCCTTTATTTGTCCGTCATTGACCATAAATATGAATGCCACCTACTTAACGAAGACCGAGACAGAAGCGTTAATCCAAGATATTCACCGTCTTGGAATCACCCTGAGGGTCGATGGTGACAATATATGGTTTAACCCGCAGTCGAGTATGATCCCAGATCTTCTGTACCGTCTCCGCAACCACAAAAAGGAAGTGATTTCAAATCTCACTGCCTCTGTCTACACGAACAGCCCCCCCCCAAACAACGGGGAAAAGGCAGGTGCCGTAGTCAGGGGTTGCCAAAATCCTCCGCCTGTCGGGAATTATGTCCTGAGACCAGATCACCCTCACGCCGATTTCGACCACGACGCGGCCTTCGGCCCGACACCCCGTTTCGTCCAGCACAAAGACAAAAATTGCGAGTCCACGATCTACTGGCAGCATATCTGGGGATCGTTCCATTGTTTGGAATGCTGGCCGTCCACGGACCCCTCAATGATAATCGAGACCGAAGACCGACCCATACCGAGGAGGGAACTAGGAAGCCGGGGGGAACTGGAAACAACATGGACTTCAGAAGAATCAGCACTTATCGACTGGTTCAATCGTAACATTGATTCTCTGCCTTCCCGAAACTTCCAGCATGAAATCAACCTAGCCGGACTCCAGCAGAAACTCAGATACAGGCTAGATTATAGTAACGCCAGAAAGGCAATTTCCGAACTGAGAATCCTTAAATCCGAAAATAGAGTATAAGAATGCACAAATCTGACAACGTAGTCGCCGCGCGATCCGAGTTTGGTACAGGGGAATTGCGATTGGGACGGAAGGCACGGAAGGGACGGAACCGTAATCCCATAAGTTTCCTTACGGGCGCGCGTATAAGAAAGTTATAGGAAGTCCCTTCCGTCGGTTCCGTTGGTCTTAAGATAGGGAAGAGTGTGAATGTGGATTGAGAACGACGACTAAGTAGTCCTGAGAAAGGAGCAAGCATGAAATGGCATAGATATTTATCTTATTGGGATCAGATTAAGCACTGCACTCCCTTTGATCATGGCGGGATGTCTCATGAAGAATGGAATAAAGTTGCTATTCAAGCGGCTATTTATAACAAAAGCGAAAAGGGTAATGTTGCAGCAATCACACTATCTGCGGAAGAAACGTGGCGTATTAATCGTAAACCCTTTTACAATGTGTGGCCTTGTATTGGAGAAGCATTATCTAATACATCTCTGGAATTTAATTGCCAACATATATTAGAAGGGTGGAGTAAACTTTGTAATGAGCACAGTGCTGAAGTAGTTCTTTTACGCTGGGCAGCAGGAAATGAACTATCAGAAATGGTAAAGACTTGCTTAGCATGGATCAGACCAGTTTTTCCAGACTGTCGTCGGGATGAACTTGGACAAGTAGAACATCTTGGAAAGTTTTCTCATTTTGAGATATGGTCAAGAATAGATGCCGGGGAGTATAAAGATGGTCAGTTACAGTATTGGGATAAAAATGTTCATTTGTCCCCCCCCAAGACACTTTGGGAGTGTACTCAAGAACAGTCTTATTCTGACGATTTTTTACCCGAAGAAAAGGATATCTTTGAAAAAGTTTTCAAGGTGGTGTCGGCTGTGTTTTTAATGGCAAAAGATCCTAATCATTCTTTAATATCTCCCATAGTTATGAAAAAGGACCAAGAAAAATATGATTTGAATAGTAATACTAAGTATGTGGAAAAAGCCAAGCGTAGGGGATTAGTAGGCTGGAATATCGGAAAAGATATAGAGTTTTCTCCCCATATGAGACGACCGCATTTTGGATTACGTTGGACAGGTAAAGGAAGAGAAGTTCCGAAAATTGTACCAATTAATGGATGCATTGTAAGACGTAATAAAATGACTAAAGTCCCTACTGGGTACTTAGAACCTAAGGAGATAGAATCTAAAGTATAAATGAGATATTCTAAGAGACATAATTTATGGACACGCGCATGGACGCGCATGGACGCGCATATACGCGCATGGACGCGCATATACGCGCATGGACGCGCATATACGCGCATGGACCTTAAAATTCTCCGAAAATATACCCAAACAATTGAAAAATCTTATTGCATCTTTAATGTCAGATTGAATCTGACTGAGTCAGACGAAATCTGACACCTATCCCTACAGAATCCAGGCGATCACTGGAATCGCCGCAAACGATCACCTTATCCCCGTTCGGCCATGATTTGTTACTGTTGTTACGTTTGTTACTGCGTTTGTTGGGGAACATCAACAGTGATCTCCAGATGCGGATTCAGAATTGCGAATCCGCGGTGCCAATGGTAAAAACTCGCTGAATTCGTCAGCCAGTTGCAAAGCTAAGCAAGATGAATCCGGCCAGTGGACTCGCACAGAAGTGCCGTTTTTTACTTTTCGCGGCTATCCCGTTGCTCACGCCTACAACCGTACACGTATCCGGAATAAAGGCAGCTTTCCGGCGCTAATTATTCCGGCGCGTTCGGCATCTTCTCACCGAATGGCTGTAAATTAGCCGAGCGGCTAGCTGAGAAACTGTAGGAAACTGTAGGAAACTGTAGCTACAGTTTCTACACCGACTAATTCCGCATGTAGACCGTCCGAAGAAGTAAGATGAATTCTTACGCCATATAAATCGGCCTCACCGGTCCCACAACCACTCGGTCAAGGAACAGCACCACGTAACAGGCGCGTAACAGGCACGTAACAGGCGCTGTTACGCTTTTAGCTAACAAAACTGGCCATCTCCATCCTCATTTCAGCCCCTTTGAGAGTATTGGTATTGCATTCCAGTGGCGTGATCATCGACGAAGTTCGCGTAGGTGAAAAAACGCCTTCCGGCGAACACTCACTCCCCGCGAAACGCAGAAAAAATAAACAGGGAACATCCGACGAGTCCACTGAGAACGACGATTAAAGAGGACTGAAAGTAACGCGAACGTTCGCGAAAGTAACAAAATTAATAAATCTTCCGTTTTTTAGAAATTTATTCTTCTGGCTCAAACCTCTTGTGTACGCCACTTTAGCCGAGCGGCTAGATGAGAAAATGAACTCACCGATTCCCGTCGGCCTCAGGTCAATTATTCGGGTCAGTTTTTGTTTACTGTTACGATCTGGTTCGGGATTGCGGCTCGGTTCGACATATGCACCAGCATCAATGTGCCGATCCGCTGCGTCGTCCTCAACGCTCGATAAGAGGTTTATTCTGTCGTTGTCTTTTTGATGATCGCTCGATACCATTACTTTGCTTTCTATTTTTGCCCGGTTTGGCCTAGTCGCCGCCGGGCTTTTTTCGTTATTAAGCGTCCGCGCCATTCCGCTCGACAAAATCGAGCAACATCTTCTTCGAGTAGAGATAATTTCTGCCGCATTTTCCCGGCACGATCCGTCCTTTCAGCCGCTCGTCGCGCAATACAGTTTTCTTCACGCCGAGCAACTCCGCCGCTTCAGATTCGGTGTAGGCGAGACGGTCGTCATCACTGAAGCGGTCCGATAATTCGCCGACGACTTCGGAGACGACGCTTTTCAATTCTTCACGATCAAGTTCAATGCGCACGACTGACTCCTATCCTATGCAGAGGTGGCCTGCTTCGATTTGAAGTACGCCACCAGCTCATCCACATTCGCCTGTGAGAAATCGAACCGATAACTTCGGTCAACTCTCGGTCGTTCTACTCGGCCTTGCGAGATAGCCCAGCGAACTTGCGTCGGCGTCACGTCGAGCCCTTTTTCTTCCAGTGCTTCTTTCAGTGCTTCTAACATTTCACAAAAAACCATTTTCAAATTCCTTAACTATGTTGCAGACCACTCACCCCAGTGGCACAAAAAAAGGGAAGGACGCACAACAATGTTGT